CCAATAAGCGTATTTAAGTATCATATTTCAAACCTTTCATAGGTTCGAATATCATAAATTATCAGTAATGTAAATAGATTATATAGCTACCCACGCAGAAGTAGAAGGGTTCCAATAAAATTTGTTTGATGTTGGAATATCATTATTGTCATATTCTGTAGCTTCCCATCTTTGAGTTGCTTCAATCCAAGTGTTGCCATATACAAAAACTCCACCAGCATCTTGCGTGCTTGGTCTTGCAATGGGAGGATCCCATAAACAAGTATCGTCATTTAAAGTCCAAGAATCATAAGGTTGTGGTTCTACAAACCCATTTTTTTCTGAGTCCCATATCCAGCCTTTTGCTGGCATATTTTTTCTAAAAGGTGTTCCACCATCTCCGTGAACGTTTCCTGTAGTATTCCATGAACATTGTCTCCAAGTTCCACCAAATACAGTATTACAATATTGTTCACCAGTGTTTGGATTAGGTGCTTCCGCATCATCAACTTTTATTATTCTTAAAACTATATTGTTGTTATCAATTTCTGCAAATGTCGCCATTAGTCTACCTGTACCGTTCCTGAAACAGTAAAGACTGCAACTTTATCACCATTTGGTGCTGTTGATGTTGAATTAGTTCCTGGAGCAACTGTAAACGTACCTCCATCAGTTCTGAAAATAGCTCTTCCTGATCCGCCGCCTCCGCCGGGTCCTCCGCCGTCAGCACCGCCTCCGCCGCCGCCACTACCGGTATTTGCTGATCCAGCATTTCCTGATCCACCTGGTCTATTACCACCTGAACCACCGCCACCTGGAGAATTTCCTCCACCTGGGTTTCCGATGTAACCACCTGATCCGCCGCCGCCAGCATAAGTTGAAACTCCTGCTCCGTCAATGTCTCCTTGGGGAGCACCTGGACCACCAGGTCCTGGAACATTACTTCCTGCTCCTCCAGCACCGCCACCACCACCTTGGCCTGGGGCACCGTCATTTCCTTCAGCTGGAGTGTAACCACCTTCGTTACCTTCTCCGCCGCCTCCACCAGAACCACCTTGTTGAGTTGCTGCTGGATTACTAATTTGTCCTCCGTAACCTCTTCCACCACCTGTGGCTGAAAAAGTTCCATCTGCATATCCAAAACTAGAATTTTGTCCTTCTGCTGCTGAAAAACTTCCACCAGATCCTGATCCAATAGTTACTGTATATGCTGTACCTGGAGCCATTCCAATTACTTCGCCAGAAGAAAGCGGGGTACTACCATAAGATAGTCTAAAACCACCTGCTCCACCGCCGCCTGCAAGGTCTTTCCCACCTCCGCCGCCGCCGGCTATAAGTAAATAATTTACTTCTACTGCACCGCCTCCAGCTGTTTCACCGAAACCTCTAGCTGCCGCTGCTCCAAAACTTCCTAATATTGGCATAATCTTTCTCCTCCTAATTTATTACGCAAACTGTGTTTGAGAAGCTAACGCTGTAAACGTAGCTGAACCAGTTTTTATAATTGTGTATGAATAAACATCTAATGAGCTTGCGTTACCAGCAGATGGTGCTGCTCCGCCTTGCCACTCTGGAGTAATTGCTGAACCATCAACAGTAACTGCACTGTTGTAATAAGGTGTTGAACCTTGTTTTACAATGTGGGCTACAGTAATTGATTCGCCTGTATCCATGATTGAATCTAAAGAGTTTGATCCATCACCTCTAATATTTAATGTCCAGTTAGCTGCTGCCTCTGATGTATAGTTTAAAACTGCTTGAGTTCTTACATCATATTGAATTGTACCGGTAGCTGCTACTGCTGCATTTGTAACTGTTTCTGCAATCGCTTTCATTGCTGACAAACCATCGTTCTTGATCATACCAATACCTTTTGCAGATAAAGTTAGATCGATGTTTGTGTCACCACCTGTTGCAGCTAATGATGGTGAGTTACCAGTTGCTGCGTTTGCTACAGTTAATTCGTTAACCGCAGAACCAGTTGTTAAAAAAGTAAGTTGTTGATTACTGTTTTCATCAATAATACCTGTTGTAGTATCAATAATAATATTCTTACCATTTGTATCTAGGTCTGCTGAAAGTTGTGGTGAAAAGTCAGATGAAAGATCTGTAAACGCTGTGTCAACAACGTTCGTTCCATCTGAATAAATCATTTTAGTGCCTTTGTCAGCTGCCGCCCAAGTTACTCCAGTTCCTGAAGTAGTTTTGAACGTCACTGTGTAAGCACCAGTAGTAGCATTATCTACTACAAAAGTTTTTTCAATAGAATCAGGAATAACAACGTTAACTGCTCCTCCGATTGTTCCGGTTAATTTTAATACTTGGTTTTTACCATTTGATAAAGCACCGTTTGAAAAAGTTAAAGTAGCACCTGACGTAACGCCAACTGCATCATAACCACCGATTGCTTGTTCTAAGATTAATAAGTTTGTATTTGTGATCTGTCCCCAAGTTCCTGAGTTTTCCCCAGTTGCTTGAACTGTAAGTTTTAAACTAGCTGATGTAGAGTTTGCCATAATTTATTCTCCGATTTTCTTATTTTATTAAATAATTTATATAGTGTCAAACTATAATTATGCAGCGTTAGTTGAAACTTCCTGCCATCCTGGAGGGTCAACTGGTGCTGTGCCAGTATTAACTTCGTTCCAAATCAGTACATTTGTAGCTGTTCCCAAGCTAAATGTCAACCCAAATCCTGTTGGTATTACATTTGCATCTCCACTTATTTCTGTAACATTTCCAACCGCAGTAAATAAGTTAGTTAATCCTGTAATAGTAGGTATGGTATTTGCATCTAAAGTAGCTGTTCCTAATGACATAGTCATTGGGAAAATATCATCAGTATCTGGTCGATATAAACCATCACCCCAAGTAGATTCACTCCAAGTTCCATCGCTCCAACCCATAGCTGCTAATGGAGCTATATTTGCATCACCTCTAATATCAAAATTACTTATTGGTGATAAATTCATAGCCATTGCTTGACCAGTAACTTCTGCATCTGGTGCAGGATCAACGCCAGAGAAGTTTTCTGACATAGCCATTGCTAAAGTAGTTATTGGTTGATTACCATAAACTCCGAATCCCCAATTAGAATTACCCCATGTTGATTTAGATTTAGCAGAAACTTCTGCAAATGTAATATTGTCTCCAATTGCTGTTCCTAAAGCAGCAGTCATTGCAAATCCTGATGCAGGAATAACTGCTTGATCAAAACCTAAAGTAATACCCATTGGTAAACCAGTTAAGATTGGACCAACTTTAACACTTATTTCTTCTTGACCTAATACTGCACTTAAAGGGTTTCCAGTAAGAGTTAAATTAGAATCACCATCAAACGAAATACCACCAGATCCTTCGAAAGCTGTCATGGTTTGACCAGTAACATTAACTACTTGAATAGATTCTCCCCATCCTTCAACACCCCAGCCGTCAGATCCCCAACCAGTGTTAATTTCATTATCAATTGTAGGAGTTCCAGTGGTTAATGTAGCACTAACGCCTGAAACAAAAGCATTTCCAAATGCACCCCAACCAGTAGCGCCCCAAGTTAATCCACCCCAACCACCATTAATTTCTGTATTAATTAAAAGATTATTATCAAAAGACATGGCCATTTCTTGACCTGTAAGAATGACATCTGCAAACCCATTCCATACTTTTGATCCCCAAGTATTTCTACCCCAACCAGTGCTTGATGTTTGTTCTACAGAACCTAAGTTTGCAGTTAAAGCAAATCCAGTTACTACTTGGTTTCCTGTACCAACTGATCCCCATTGACCTTCACTCCAAGACTCTCCGCCCCATCCAGAACTAGGAAAGACAGCATCTAAAGTTCCTAAATTTGAAGTTAAAAGTTGACCTGTTGGAAAAATATAATTTAAATTATTACCCCATGAGTTGTCTCCCCATGAGTGAGAACTCCATCCTGTGTCAGGAGTAGATGCTTCATCACCTAAAGCCATTGGTAAAGGAAAACCAGAAAGTTGTAAGGTTATATTATCTTGATCGCCCCATTGACCATCGTTCCATGCTAATGCACTCCAAGTATCTTGAGTCATGTTCATGACTCCACCCATACCTATACCATGCACATAACATAGATAATAAAAATCTGTTTGACTCGATGGTGTTATTTCAACGTATCGAGTGGTTGCTGAATTAAATGTAGCTGTGTTAGTGTAGTTAGCTTGATTACTAGCTCCATCAAGATAATAAGTTACGTTCGCAGAAATTATTCCGGATGTACTTGTGTTGGTTGAAAAAATTAAAGGGTGATTATTATTTGTTGATTCGTTTTGATCAAAACGAATTGTTGCACCCGCAACCCAATCTACTGTACCTGGCCCAGTCGCATTTCGAACGCCGTCTAAGAAATATACATTGCCTGTACCACCGCCGTATGAACTACCGGTTGCAACGGTTACTGTATAAATTTTACTCGCCATAGGAGTTTACCTCCTATTAGCCCGATATTCTTAATATCGCTGCTGTTGACGTTGGCGCTGGAAACTGAATTGTGAAAGTTCCTGAAGTAGCTGTTTTATCTGCTCCAAAATCTAAAACACAAACTGCATCAGTAGTTCCACTGCCTGCTCCCATTGTTGTGTTATAAATTAAAGCACCTCTAGCTGTTAATGTTACTCCAGTAAAAGATCTGTCTGCGAAGTCGCATCTCGCTACTCCTGCAGTCATTGATGTTCCCAGATTAACAAGAGCTCCACCGCCAGCCGCGTATTGTCCGCTGTTTCCTACTTCAGATGAAGAAGTATAACCAACTGTTGCTGAGTTTAGAGTTGCTGTTGAAGAGTAAAGAGCTATTTTGAACGTATCACCACCAGTTTGTTTAAAACTCATGTCTCCATCTAAAAGTTCTTTTTTAAATGAATTACAAATTGCTTGCGTTATGGCCATAGTTTTCTCCTTATTGTTTTCCTATTCGAGGAACACCTGCTTGGTATTCATCCCGTCTTCGTCTTCCCATTTGTTCTATTGAGAATCCTTTGACTGCCTCTGTGTATTTTTTATCATATAACTGGAGCATGTCAACGGGTCCTTTTAAGAAACCGTAAGCCTCTACTAGGCAAGCATACAATAAGCCATTGGGAAATTTTTGACTTAGGTATGTAGTTGGAGTTGTACTAGATAATCCCAAAGTTTTCAAGATATAATTTAACTGGATTGTGTAAGTAGCATCAGGGGTTGGGGCAAATACTAAAGTATCCTCATCCCAATAACTGTAATATTTTGGAACACCTGTCTCTCCTTTAGGGTTATATTCAGCCATAAAATTAGTATCTCGATATTGAAGAAAATCTCTGTTATCTGCAGAAGCCGTGCCGTCTGAATCTACGATTTGAGCAGATCTTACGATTAATAAATCAGAAGGAGTATCAATAAATCTAGTATTAAGAACTAAAGAAGCTGTTGCATATTTTCTGTTATTATCAGAATCTACTTCTCTTAAAATTCTAAGTTCAGCATCATTAATGAATCCATTTAAAATAGTATCTGTAAAAACATTACTAGATACTTCAGTATAATCTTTAATTTTTTGTTTTAGTTCTGTGTATGTCATGCTCTATCATTAACAGGTCCAGCTAAACATTGGAACCCGCCTCCTGTTTCTGTGCTGCTTGCAGCACTTATTAAGTTAAAAGTAAAACTATTATTTTGTGTAACCGTTGAAGGTTGACCCGCTTGTGGAACTACTGTTGGAACCATGGTCACGGTATAAGCGCCGTAGACTTTTGCTTCGTTAGAGTGTGCACTTGCGGGTGTGTTTTTGGGAGTCTGTCCTCTGAAAGGAGCAGCTGTTCCTCGAACACAATTCGATAAAACGTTTCCTGCATTACCATTATAAAAAATAGTTTCATTTTCAAACAAACCTGAAACAGCATTTATTTTTTCAATTACAATATACCCTTGACTTGGAAATGCTGAAGAGTCCGTTAGTGTTATAGAAATATCTGTAGCAGTAATATCACCATTTAAAGTTGTTTGTAATTGTAAAGTAGAAACCGCAACTCCACCAACTGGAGATTTAACATCATAAAATCTTATAGAGTCCCCTGTTTTGTAATCACTAAATGGAAAACTTACTGAAACTTGAGTAGATGCACTAGTCATTGTAAAAGGATTCTTAGGTAAAAAATCTGTAGTTGGAAATTCTGTTCTTGCTGGTCTTGGATGAGGTAATCCTTGTGGATCAGCCGTGTAAGGTTTTGGTTCAAGTTGTGGTTGTTTAGGTTCATACTCTGAAGTATGAACTCTTGCACCATTCCATTCTTTAACCATTTCAGTATATGGATATGCTAATCCAGATCTGTCTGAAATAAATAATGCGTATCTGCCTTTTGATAAATTTCCCATAGTTATATACTCGGATAATAAGTTTTAGGTGAAATGTAAACACTAGCTGAAGAACCGTCTTCTTCTAGAGCTCTAGCCAATTCATCCTCATAAATTAATTTCATTTCTTGTATTCTTGGTTGTGCATATTTCATAGCTAGATAATACGATAAACCAGCTACCATGCAAGGTACAAATCTATAAGGTACATCAGTAGCATTTGTATAGTCC